CGCTCATTGCGAGCATGGCGACAAACAAGACAGTTGCACCGATCCGACTCACTTTCGTTTGCATGGCCACTCCCGGTTTTGATGGACGGCGCGCCGCCGATCCGCTTGTTGCGAATGACGATGCACCCGGTTTGTGCGTGGTTGGAGAGCAAATGCGAACCGCCGCCCGGTAGGACAGCGGCTCGCAGCGATAAGGTGGTTAGACGAAGATCTGCGAGGTAACGCCACGCTCGGCGATCGTGTCAGGACTGATCAGCGAGTCCGACAGAATCACGTCGATCGAAACGAGCGTTGTGGTTCCCGACGTGAACTCAGGCTTGAGGTACTTCTTTCGGGTGCCGCCAAGGCGAACGTACCAGATGAAGTATTTGTTGGCGTCGCCGGTCTGGGGAAGGCGCCCGTTTCCGGTCGATCCCGACGACACTGCGCCGCTGATATCCGAGTACGAACTGTCGTCGTCGGATTCGGTGAGCTTCATGACGGTGGCCGCGCCGCCGACCGCGCCGAACTTGGCGACGACGGTTGCATAGCGATAGCCCGTCACGTCCTTCGTGGTGGTTGTGCCTGCAGCGCTGTTGAGCGACTGCGGAGACAGAGCGTTGTGGAAGGTGAGATTCTGTGTCTCTTTCATGGCTTGATAGCCCCTTGTGTTCTTTGTGTGGTGTTGCCCCGCCGAGGCGAAGCAATGAAGGGGACCGCCCACCAAAGGCGATCCCCAGCGATGCAGATGAATCAGGTGGTCTTGAGGGCGACGATGTTGCCGTAGGTGCCGCTGCGGCCGTCCGAGCAGATGTTGACGGCGATGCGTGCGGTTGCCTTCGTGCCGATCTGATCGGTTGACCAGTAGACCTGGTCGCTCGACTCGATACGCAGGTCACGGCGTTCGCCGAAGATCGAGCCGCCTTGGAAGTCGCCGAAGTAGAGGCACTTGCTCGCGGACGCCGAGGCGATCGGCAGGACCTGCGAGTAGCGGAACTTGTAGCCCATCCACGTGCAACCATCCCAACCGATTTCGCTGGTGAGTTCGCGGAACTGGTTGGCTGCCGTGTCGAGACGCTTGAGAACCTGCCATGCGAACTGGCGGGAACAGATGCCCATCAGGCGAGCGGATACGACATTCTCGACCTTGCCGATCAACCCGAGAACGTCATCCTTCGTGATGTTCGACCATGCCGATCCCGAGCCGCTGATATACGCGCCTGATCGCAGAGCGTTGGCAAGACCGTTGAAACCGCCATATCCGGCGGTGCCGTCGCCGAGGAAGTAGTCACGATCGCAGCGGTAGTTGTAAGCCTCGGCGATGACCTTGGCGGCAGTGTCGCCGATGCTGATCGCAGAGTCTTCCATGATCTCGCTGTCGAACTTCAAGATCAGACCGATCTTGTCGGACACGAGCTTGACGTTGTCGGTGCCAGCATCGCCGGTGCCGACCGTGCCGCCTGGAGCGACGTGCGCCATGTCTGGGATGGACGTGAGACGCGGCTGATCCTTCGTCTCGCGGACCATCTTGACCACGTTTGCGACGCCGCGAGCGACGCCGTACGCCTCGGTCGCGTAGAGCAAGACAGCTTCAAAGTCCTGCGGCACAAGCACTCCGCCGAGTTCGTTGACGGTGTTGCCCCATGCCTTGATGACATCAACGTCGAACTGCTTGCCCTTGTAATCCTGATTGGCCTTGCGAGCCATCTGGTAACGCAGGTGAGCGTTAAACGCTTCGGCCTGATCCGCCGTGGCGAACACGGTCTTGTTCGCGTTGGCCTTGCGCTCGTAATCCTTGCGAGCGGTGAAACGTTTCAACCCGTCGGGCGAGTTGAGGATCGACATCCGCTTCTCGCCTTCGAGGATTCCCGCGAGGCGACCGTTGAAGTCGGATTCGTCCCGCTGGTGACGGCGATTCTGCGACTTGAGTTCGCGGAGCTGCGCGGCCTCTTCCTTCGTGATGGTGACGGTGTCGCCGTCGTCGTTGCCCTGAGCCTTGCGACCGGCGGGAGCGTCATCGCTGCCCGCGTCGTCGCCGTCGTCCGCCATCTTGAGTCGAGGCTTGCTACTCCATGCGGCGTCGATTTCGGCGTCGGTGAGTAGCTTGCCGTCTTGACCTTCGATGCTGAGATTCGACTTGATCCAAGCAAGGGCCTGATCATCGGTGCCGGTAAATCCCTGCTTACGCGCAAGCGCGAGCAGCTTGATTCGATTGAGTTTCATGATGCGCGATCCTCAGAGAGTGTGACGAACCTTGGGGTTCGGCTTACTTCTGGGCTTCGCGCTCTGGCGTGGGTCGTGGGTGGACGCCGCCGGATGGGCAGGGCCGATAAGTTGCCTTGACTGCGAAAGATTACCGCGCGTTCGGGCGGTGTCAAGCCTCAACGTAAATGACGCGCTTTCGCTTGGGTGGTTCGGGCGGTGCTTCGGCCTTCTCCGACTTGGGCGAAATCAGGCGATCGACGAAGAACCGAGGCAGCATTCCCTTGACCGCCATGGCTTCAAACTCTGCGGCCTTGCCCTCATCAACCGAAACCGATTGCGTCTGGCATTCCACGTTGCAGGGCATGTAGGTTGCCGACACTTCGAGAATCTTGCACCGGTGAATCATGCGTTCGACGCCGGCGTATTGGCGCTGTTCCTCGGGCGTCGGGTCGCCCCATTCGAGCGCCTCGAACCCGATCGACATGCCGATCCGCCCGTCGAGCAGTCCCGCGATCACGGCTTGGACCGCCTCGAAAGACGACATGCGATCGACGATTCCGCGAAGCAGCCAGCCTTTTCCGCCGCGCGGCGTGTTGACCGGGACGGGCAGATCCCTCGCGTAACCGATGCGTGATGACACGCCGTCCATGTGGTCGGCGAACAGGTTCATTCCGTTGGCGGCGAAGTAGGATTTCCAGTCGCAGCCATCGCGGACCACCACTTCGCGCACGCTGTCTACCGCGTCGGTGGTCGCGAGCGCAGTGAACTCCAGTTTCGTCGGTCCGACCTCTTTGCAGGTGACGCCGTTGAGGAACGTGGTGCGGATGCCGAGCGTCGCATCCTCCCGCGAGATGTCTTCGGAGAATCGCTTGCGCATGCGCGCGATTGCTTCTTTGGCCCGGGCTTCATAGATGTTCGCAACCATGCGTCAATCCCCTGTAACGATGTTCGTCGATTGGTGCTGAAACCTCTGCGGACCAGTCCGCACGTACATCACCCGACACCGCCCTGCGACGCCGAGCGCAGGTGCCTGCCTTGGCATGTCTGCGGCAATGAATCCCGACGACCTCTTCGCAACCACAAGCAATCCATCCAGCGGACCGCCAACAAGTTTGACGGGATCTTCCGCGGGCTGAAAGAACGAATGCACTCCGATGGTTTCAAATGCTCCCGTCGGCTCCATCGCTCAATCCTCCGTCTTGATGATCGGTGCCACTCCGCAACGGCACTGCGGATGCAAGTCCCCGCCATAAACATCGCGGAATGTTACCGTGGTATCGGTCCCGGGAACGGATTCGCCGATCTTCCAGAACGGTTCCCCGACCTTGCACGTCGGACGCGCAGCAACCGCCGCTTCGCAGAGTGGACACGGACCGCCCGCGAGCAGCCATTCGCATTCCTCGATACCAGCCTCTTCCATCGCCACGTTCGCGCCACGGTTCGACAGGTGCGCTACCTCGGACCGTGCGATGCGTTCGGAGCGGTAGTCCGCCTGTTGCCCCAGCGCGTCGGCAATCTCCCGCGATGCCTCGGTCACGGTCCGGCCTTCGCCGATCGCAGACCGCAGCGCCGCGTTGATGTCGGATTCAACCGTGCCCGTGACTTCGGTTGCCAGCGACACGCGATAGCCCGACAGGATCTCAAGCGCCTGCTGATTCGTGACGGTGAACGCTTCCTTGAGTTGATCCGCCATGCTTTGCCCGCCGACGACAAGGGCATCGGCCAGCATCTCCGAGACCAGCGAATCAAACGCCGCCGCGTGCTTTCCGAAGTCGATCGTGCCATCTGCGTTCGTGCGCACGTCGCTCGCGATCGACTGGTACCAGCCCGAGAGTTTGCCAGCCATGCGGCCGACGATCTTCTCAAGCTCCGGCGGCAGTGACGACGCGCGATCGTCCTTCACTCCGTGCGCGGCGTGTCCGAACCACCATCCGGATTTGGCGAGGGCGATTCCGCCGGCGTTTCCGGTGGTGCCATCTTCGTGCGGAGAGTCATGCCCCGCCGTGCCCACCACGGACCCCAAGCCCGGCTCCACCTTGCGAACCCCGACGGCGTTGCGTCCGGGTAGATCATTTCGTCGGTCAGCTCGCTTCGATCCGGCTCCGGGCTTTGTTCCGTCTGCGGCATCCTCGCCGCTGTCGCCTGCGTCGGTCGCGTCCGCAGCGTCCTCAGCGTCTCCCATGCCATTACCATCGCCAGCATTACCACCGCCGCGTCCGGCCACGTCAGCATTCGAGCCTCCGTTGTCTGTGCCCGCCACTGGCGCGGGCGTGAAAGTGTCGAGTCCGGCGAACACGCTGGTCAAGGTTGCCTCTGCCACGCCCGGGAATGCGGCGCGTGCGATTGCCTGAGCGTTGGCCAGCGGCAGTTGACCGGTCGCGACTTGCTTGGCCAAGTCCACAAGTTCAGCGACCTGCGATCCGGTAAGGGCGGTCGCTTCGGCGACTGGCGCTGGCTTCGCGACCTCATTGGTCGCTGCAGGTGCCTCGGGCTTGGCCTGTGCATCGCCGGGCTTGCCGGTCGCTGGCATCGCCGCCAGTGTCAGCGGAGTAGTCGGCGTCGCATACGCATCACCCGCGGGTGTCGGGTCGGCTTCGAGGCCCGCAATGGTGAGAGCCACGTTTCGAGTCACCAGACCCGACGACCAGAGCTTGACCGCGCGGTCGCTCTGTGCAATCTCATCTTCGCGGACCGGGTTGTCGTAAGCCACGAACCACCCGTCGGTGCCTGCGAACATCGGCAGAAAGTTCTCGGTCAGGTGCGCGGCGAACGTGTCGATGCGAGGCCGGATGGTCAGCTCTGCATACTGCGGATTGCCCGCTGCCGCCGATGCACGATTCGAGTCGGCAAGTTTCCAAATCGTCTCGGGGATCTGCGCGTGTCGGTGAACGACGCGCTCGATTCGCTCCTGCCCCTGAATGTAACCCATCTCGTGAATCTTGCCCTGATACTCCCTCACAGTGAGGCGGTAGGTATAGAGCCACTTGCCTGCGTTGAACACGCCATTCAATCCGGCGTTGTTGAGTTCCTTGATTTGCTTGTACTGCTCGGGTGTCGCGGTCGGATCGACTTCGAGAACGCCGCCGGGAACGCCGCCGTTGAGCCAGCGCCTCATCTCGGTTTCCATCGCAGCCGCTTCGCAGTCGAGCTCATTCGCGCACTGGCGGACCCATGACCACGCCTCCCAAGGGCGGACCGGGTGCGGGACCATGCGGATGTACTGCATCGACTCAGGCTGCAGCTCGATATGTTCCGCCGCATTGCGACCGAAGCGGTATGAACCGATCATGCTCGATCGCGACGGGACGACGACGACATACTGCGACGGCAACCAGTGCAGCGCGATCGGGTCTTGCGTGCCGTACCGCTCCACTGCGGCGAAGGCGGCGCCCGTCATTTCGTGCATCCAGTACATCGCGTGAATGAAGCTCGGGCCAGTGAGGCACGGGTCCGGGTCATTCATCACATCTAGAAATGGGCAGTCCGTGACTTCCTCAAACTCGCCGGCCTGCGATGCCGCCCGCATGGTCTTGCCGCTGGGCTGTTGCCTGCCCTCGCCGGTGAGGTATTCGCGGAGATTCTTCGACACCTGCTTCCCGGGGTAGAGCTTGGACTTACCACGGACCGGCCGATACACACGCATCCGCTGGCCTGCGCAGACTGTCGCGTTGAGACCTGCAGCGCTCGCAGCCGTGCCGACCAGTGCACGCGCCAGCAGTTCCATCTTCGGCCCGTCCTGCATCGCCACACGTCGCGCAGTTTCCTCGCCGTGTGTGACCAGCGACGCGGCGACGGTGGTGTCAGACACCTGGATTCCCGTGGGCTTGGACTGTGCGGGCTTGCGTGTGCGGGCGGTTGCCATGTCAGACTCCCCATTCTTGCTTGTCTTCTTCGGTCATTCCGCGCGTTGAACCCGCGAACACACCCATGCGAGCTTGCATGAACTCGGCTTCTGGAGTCTCGATGCTCAGCATCTCAATGACCGGGGCGCTGCCGCCTTCGGCAATCATCGCTGCATATCGCATCGCATCCATGCCGTGATTGAACGCGTCAACCGGAACTTCCTTGGAGTTCTTACCGTCGCTCCCCTTGGGATAGACGTACGCATCCACTTCGGCGAGCGTTGAGGTCGGTTGCTTTGTGCCGTCGAGCTTCGCGTCGATCTCGTGTGTGCACCCTTCGAGGATGAACAGGCGAGGCTTGCCGTCTGGCTGAATCTTCAACCGCGATTTGACTGCTTCGATGCCGGTGGTGATGTCTTTCTTTGCTGGCACAGTCGAGACGCCGTGTCGTTCCAACGTCATGCGGTCTTCGAGGTCATGGTCTGCGGCCGTTGCTTCGATCGCCTCTTTGTCGGACAGTTCAACGATCTGCTTTGCATGGTCCTCGCACAACCGTCCCGAGTGGTAGATCTCGCGGTAGAGGTACATGCGCCCATCACCATCGACCGCCCACCACTGGCACACAAACGGGTTGGTGAAACCGAAGTCGATTGATCGGATCTTGCGCCAAGTCTCCCAACCCGGCGGCATGGTCTTGATGACGTGAATCGCCGTGTCGAACTCGCTGTAAACCAGACCCTCGGCGGCGGACCAATGACCTTCCTTGAGGCGTGCCCGTCGATGCCCGGTCAGGCTGTCGAGACGCGAGAGGTATTGGCGCCCTTGCTCAGTCCAGTCTCTCCCGTTCCAGAGAATCGGGTTGTCTTCATGCCGAGACGGGTGACGTTCCAGCCACCCACGATCCGCCCGGCGCTTGAGGTGGTGATTCGGACCGGCCGGGTTGCAGTCAAGGATGAGCTGCTGATAGGGCATCACGCCATTGCGGAGCCGCGTGTCGAGCAGTTCAACGTCGTCGTCGGTGATCTCGGTGGCCTCAAAGCAGATGATGAGGTCATAGTCAGACGACATGATCCGCTCGGCATTGTCGAGGCCAGCCACGACGACTTGAGAGCCATTGGGGAATCCGTACACCGATCGCGTTCGACGCGCTGCGCCAGCCTTCAACGTCGATCCCGTCGGGAGAACCTTGTCTTCCCAAGTCACGAGAACCGTTTCCGTCATACTGGCGCGGGTCTTGCGACAGAGCAGGATTCGGCAGCCGTCGTACTTCGATGCCGCGACGTATGCCTTTTCGAGCAGGCCGCGGGTCTTGCCCGTGCCCGCCGGACCATCCACGAGAACCCGTTGAGCCTTGGAGTGCCAAGCCTTGAGGACCGCGCCGTAGGCTTTGTACGCCGGTTGTGTCATACCGCGTCCGTGTCCGATGCAGCGGCATAGAGCTTCACCACTGCGGTGAACTTGCCACCATCAAGGCGTGCGTTCTTGTCTGCGAGATGGTCGTCGGCCTGATGCTGACTTTCGATCATGGCCAGCGTGCGCACGATGCCGTTGACCGCGTCGTAGTCCTTGGCCGCCTGTGCCGCGTCGAGAGCCGCGTCGAGGGCCGTGATTGCCTTGGCCTTCTTGTCGTCGTCAAGGCCGGGCCAGCGTCGTTTGATCGACTGCCGCAGTAAGCCGCGATCGCGCTCGTTTGCGAGGTCGAGCGAACCCACTTGCGTAGAAGGCCCCTCCCCGTGACCTGGGGCCTGACCCATTGGCTTTG